GTAATTGATGAGATTTCCCTTCACCACGACGCCAGGGTGGGCGGCGATGTCGTCGACGTGGAACTTGACCTCATAGGAGGCGGAGTCGAGGAAGCCGCCGGTCTCCATGTCCTGCTGGATCATTGGGGCGCCGAGGAGGACATTGAAGGCCGTGGGGGTGCCGTTGGCGTGGCGAACCGTGACCGCCTTGGGAATCTCCGCAAGGATGTCCAGAGCGTCGGCCTTCCATTCGTCTTGGATGCTCCCCATGAGGTGACGCGGCAGTCAAAAAAAAGACCCCCATCGCTGGGGGCCTTTGACCGACCGCCTTGAGGGCGGCTTAGAGGTCGGAGATGACGACGCGAAGGGCGGCGTCCGGGTTGCCCACGGAGGCGCCGGTGATCCACGAAGCCGAGATGTTCGTGGTGCCCTTGGACCAATCATACCACTGACGGAGGGCGAAGGCGAACTTGGAGTCCTCGTCCTGGACGGTGATCTGCTCGCCACCGCCGGTGGTCGGGGCAGCCGGGACGCGGGTCACGATGACGTGGCCTTCGCGGCAGGACAGGATGCCATTGAGCTTCTCCGTGTAGGTCGTGCCCGAGGTCGGGAAGCCGTTGTATTCGTAGATGTCGATGGAGTGCAGACGACCGACCTTGCCGTCGCGGATGACGGAGGTGTCACCGATGGACAGATACTGAGCGACCGAGGGGTCGGCGAGCAGCTGACCGAAGGCGTCGGGGGTCAGGAGCATCGAGCGGCCTTCAAATGGAAGGTTCGCCTTGGTGGCGGCCTGATTGGCGGCGGCGACGGCGACGCGGTTGAAGTTGGCCTTCGTGCCGGTGTAGGCGATGCCGGCGAAGTTGGCGGCGGTCGTCTTGCTGATGACGGAGTCGAAGAGCGACTTCACCGTGGCGTTAGCCATCGGGGCGATGAACACGCGGCGAAGCATGTCCAGGCTGATGGTGGCGACTTCGGTGTCGGTGAACGCGGCGCTGACGTAGTTGTGGTCGGCGAGCGTGATGGCGACGTCCGTGGCGTTGGCGGCCGAGGGGACGAAGCCGTTCGCCGGGTCGTAGGTGGACGCGGTGAACTTGTTCGCGAAGCGGGTGTGGACGACCTGACCCTTCTCGGCGACGTAGGCGCCGAAGTCGGTGGTCACGATCTTGTTGAGGGGGGCGAGGACCGGGACGAGCGTGCGGAGGGTTTCCGACGCGACGAACTGCGGAGCCATGCCCTGGTTGAGGACGGAGTTGCTCATGTTAGGGAGTGATTAGGGATTGGGGGTTGAAAGGGGGATTACTTGATGCCGAGGTGGGCGATGATGGCGCCACGATTGGCGTTGTAGAACGCTTGCTTCTTGGCGGCGTCCTTCATCGTCATGAACTCCTCCCAGACCTCGGCGTTGGTCTTGGGGGAGGCGGCGGCTTCGGCGGGGTTGATTTCCACCGGGGCCGCGCCGACGGCGGCGACCATCTTGGCGGCGACCTTGCCCACCGACTCAATCTGCGAGACGGCGGCGACCTTCTGGGCCTCGGCGGTGGCGAGGGCCTTGTTCAGCTCCTCGACCTTGGCGATGGCGAGCGCGGACTCGGCGGCCTTGGCTTCGGCGGCGTTGAACTGCTCGACGACGAGGGCCTTCTCAGCGTTGAGGGTCTCGACCTGAGACTTCAGGGCCGCGATTTCCTTGGACATGGCCTCGGCTTCGGCAGACTTGCCGGAGAACGCGGTCTTGAGGGACTTGAGGGTTTCTTCGAGGGTCATGGTTGGAATTGAATTGACGCGGCAGTCAAGCGACGCCCTTGGATCGGTTGCGCTTGGTGCCCTGGCGGTCGTGCTTCTCATCGGTGTCGACGGCATCGTCGCCGGAGCCGGATTCGTCCTCGGCCTTCTCCTCGCCTTCGCCTTCTTCCTTCTCCTCTTCGTCGTCCTCTTCGCCGTCGGCCTTGGGCTGGGCGGGAGCGCCTTCCTGGCCTTCGTCCTCCTTGGATTCGGGGATGTCGTTGTCCTCGTCGTCCTCCTCATCGTCGGCCTTGGCCTTGCGGGAATCCTGGCGGTCGTCGTCATCGTCCTCATCCTCGTCGTCGCCGGCCTTGGGGGCCTTGGTCGAGGCGTTGAACTTGAGGCCGGAAAGGGCGCGGGCGGAAGCGGTCTCCTCGGGGGTGGACTCGCCGGCGGCGCGGGCGTCGTTGCTCTCGTCGGCCTCCATCTGGGCGGCGACCTCGGGGTCGAGCTTCTGCATCAGCTCGTCGAAGCCGTTGACCAAGCCGGTCACAAGGCCCACCTCGGCGGCCTTCTTGCCGGAGAAGCATTGGCCCTGCATGGCGGACTCGGGGACGAAGGAGCGGACGGCAAGGACGTCGGCCTTGAAATCCTCGTGAATCTCGATGGTCTGGTCGGTCAGCATCTTCTTCTGGGCCTCGGTGAGGTCGGTGCCGTCGATGCCAGCCCCCTTGAGGTCGCCGGACTTGTAGACCTCCATCCGGTAGCCTTCCTTGCGGTAGGCTTCGGAGGCGTTGAGATAGGTGATGTAGCAGCCGATGGAGCCGATCTGCGAGGAGGGCGTGGCGAAGAACTCGGACGCCTGGGAGCCAATCCAATAAGCCGCCGAACAGGCTTCCGTGTCGGTGAAGGCGATGACGCGCTTGCGGCTGTTGCGGACGCGGGCCGCGAATTCGGGAACGCCCACGGAAACGCCGCCAGGGGAGTCGATGGCGAGGATGATGACCTTGACGGACTCATCCCGCTCGGCGTCCTCCAGCATCTCCTCGACCTCCTCAAGGTCGCAGCACCCGCAATAGGTCTCCATCTCGGGGATGGACTTGCCCACGACCCCCTTGAGCGGAATCACGGCGAAGGGCGGGAACTTCTCCATCGACGCCTTGGGGCCGAAGATGGACTCAAGGAAGCCGAACATCTCGGACGCCTTGGCGCCGGCGGGGATGGTGACGCTGGACATGGCCTCGATGTGGGCGAGGGCGTCGGACCCCTTGATGAGGACCGGGCGGTTGGATTTGATGTCCTTTTGAAGGGATTTCATGGGGGGTATTGGTTAAGGGTTCCCGGCGGAGGGGAAGGGGGTGAAGCCGGTGTCGGCCTTGGGCTTGGCCTCGTCGCCGGCGGCGGCGGCGTTGATGGCCTCCGGCTGGACGTTCGACGCGAGGGAGGCCACCATCGAGACGGGCACGTTGAACTCCGTGGCGGCGTCGATGATCAGGCGGGCGTCGGAGGCCCGGCGGCGGATTTCGTCGCGGGCGTCCATGCCGTTCTCGGCGTAGTGGTCGGAGAGGGTCTTGAGGCCCATCTCGATGTCCTTCTGGTTGGCGGCGGCTTCGCGGCCCGCGTCGGCGGTGATGCGGCGGGGGGTGACGTAGGCGGCCCGGGTGAAGTTGTCGTTCGGGCGCAGCTCGCCCCGGGTAATCTTGACCCCGAGGACGAAGGCGCGGACGACCTTGATGAGGCGGATGAGGACCTGTTGGCGGGCGGAGGCGGAGCGGTCCACCTTGCCGAGGGTCACGCGCATCCCGGCCCCGGTGGCCTTGGTGAGGTCGATGAACTCCCAAGGCAGGAAGCCCTGCGTCGAGTCGCGGTTGTTGTGTTCGATGAACGAAACCACGTTCGGCGAGGGGCGGCCCGATTCGACCATCTTGAGCTCTTCGCCAGGGGCCAGCGACAGGGTCTTGCCGCCGATAAACGTCCCGACCTGTTCGGGGTTGTCGTAGACGCCTTGGGGGTAATCCTGCGGGCGCATCCCGAAGGCTTGGAAGTCCGCGTCGGAGCCGTCGAACTGCGGATTCTCGCGGGTGACGGTGCGGACGATGTCGGCTCCGACCTTCATGGCGACCTTCTCCAAGGAAAGCACCTCTAGGACGTCGACCAAGTTATTGATGCTATGCTGGATGGGGCTGTAAGCCCGGGCACCGCTTACCTGTTCGGGGATGTGGACGTGGCAGATTGCGTTGGCGGGGATGAGGCGGGTCGTGCCGTCGGAGCGGATGACGTTGTAGCCCACCACGGCGCCGAATTTGTTGAACATGACCCCATCGGTCATCCCCTCGGGCAGCTTGGAGCCGCTCTCGACCGACGTCCCGACGCGGTGGCTCTCGATGAGCTGGATGAGCGGGGAGCCGTCGGAGGCGTAGGTCTTGAGGACGAAGATTTCACCGTCTACGTCGATTTTCTTGCAGATGATTTGGAGGCATTCGGTGAAATTGTAGCGGCCCGTGATTTCGCAGGGGGAGGTCGCCCAATCGTCCCAAGCCCGGTCGGCCTCGGCGTCCCAGACGTGGTCGCCCGAGGTGGACTGCGGACGGATGCCATCGCCGACGGCATACATCACCATGTCATTGACCATCTGGCGGACCAGACCGCTGTTGACCGCAAGCCAACGCATCTTGCGCGTCAGCTCCTGGCGGTCGAACACCGTCATCGTCCGCTTGAAGTCGGCGGGCCAAGGGGTGTTGATCCATTGGCGCTTGTTGGAGAACTTGGCTCCCTCAAACTGCGAGAAGATGCCGGAGCCACCCCCTGCGGTGGCGTTGGCCTTCAAGCCTTTGCGCTTGGCGTATGCCTTGACGTCCTTGACGGCCTGACGGACCGCCTTCTTGATGGATTTCGCCATAAATCAGAGGCCCCGGAAATTCCAGAGGCCGTTGTAGACGCGGACGCGGTCGATGGCGCCGTATTTGTTCGGGTCCTTGACCTGGAGGGCATAGCGGGCTTCGATGAGCGTCTGCTGGACGTCCATCGGGAACTGCTTGTTCACGGTCGTCCCGCTGTCGGAGTAGGACATCATGGTCTTACCTTCCAGCAGGAGCTCGGCGGCCTTGTCCGCGATCTGCTCGATGCGGTTCTGGGAAAGGATGAGGAAGCAGCCGGTAGCTCGCGCCATGAAGTGACGCGGCAGTCAAAAAAAAGGAGGCCCCGCATACGCAGGAACCTCCGACGGACTCGCCCCATGCCTGAAACGGCCCGCTGATGTGGAAATTGACCGACAGCGCCGGGATGTCAACCATCAGCCGGCGGATTCGGTGGATTCCTGCTCCTCGCCCGGCTCCTGCCCCTTGGCCTCTTGGTTGGCGATCATCTGCTCGGCCTTCCCGATGAGCCGCCACGCCATCGCGGGGAGCATCAGGATGACCTCGCAGTCCCAAAGGTGGTTCGGGCGGGAATCAATCTGCTCCCAGATGGGCCGACCGCCCTCGCGGATGGTCCGACGCTCCGCTTGCATCTGCTTCAAGTATTCCTCCAGCACGTCGTCGGGGCGGGTGTGCTTCCCCCGCCTGATGAGCAACGCCAGGGTGTCCTTGAGGCGGAGGTTGGAGAAATAGAACCGCTTGCATCGACGCTGGCCCACCAATTCGACCACCGGAGTGGAATAGGGCCGCAGCTCGACCTTGTTGCCCTGCGGGGTGCGGACTTTCCAAGGGAAGTCGTTGCGCTGATCGCCTCGGGTCGCCACCCAGCCGTTGGAGGCGCACGCCGCCAGCACCTCGTCCTGGTTGTCCCCGGAGTCCACGAACACGTTGGCGGGGTGGACGCCGGCCTTCTTGTGGGTGTCGGCGACCTCGCCCCACGCGAAGCAATAGCCAAAGGAATGGAGCCGTGAGCGACCGTCCCCGCTGAAGGAGCGCACGACCCACCAGAAGCCTCGCCTCTGCACGTCGACTGCCATGAACCGAAGGGGCACGAATTCGGGGTGCGCCCTGTCATCGGCGGTCAGGTCCTTGCCGGCCTTGGGTTTCCCATTGACGAAGCCGCCCTCCTCGGCCCAAGGCTCGCCCATCTTGTAGCCCCCGACGGAGGCTTCAATCTGCACCTCGTCCGCCTCCTCCTGATAGGTCTGGGCGAGACGCTGCATGATGAAGTCCCGCCGCTTGGAATTGTCCCCGGTGTCGTCGTAGAAGAGTTTTGCGTCCACGCATTCCAGCGCGAGCTCCCCCCATGTCAGGCCGCGCTCCTGGGCCAGCATTGAGTCCCAGATGTAGCCACGCCGGGCGGACTCGTCCTGTTGGACGTAAATCCCGCCCTTGTTCATCTCGACGCGGGCCTCCACCTCGTCGGGGAGGTGAATCTTGCACCCGGCGCATTGGTAGGTCGTCCCGAAGCGAAGGGCCTTCTTGTTCCATCCGTTGGGCGTGCGGGCCTCCTTGGGGAAAATCACCTGATTCCAATTGTAGGGCTGGATTTTTCCGCACGCAGGGCAGCGGAAATTGAACAGGTGGTTTGTGGACTCTCCCATCCATGCGGCCCACTCCGACCCCGCCAAGCCCCCCTGCGAGACGAACAGGATCTTCGACCGCCACTTGTTCGCCGTGACGCGACGCTCCGCCCGCCCGATGCTCCCCGACTTCCAGCGCCATACCTCGTCCCCCATGACGTAGCGGATGGTCCGTCCGTGGAGGTTGTTGTCGTTGTCCCCGCCCAGCACCCAACAGGTGTTCGCCCGGAAGGAGATGGGGCCTTTCTTGGGGATGCCCTCGGAGGTCAATTCGGCCCGCGTAGGCTCCACCGCGTTCCAGAGCTTGCGGAGGCGGCTTTCCTTGTAGTCGTCGGCGTTCTTGTCGGTGTCCTGGAGGATGAGTGTCGGGCCGGGGTCCACCACCGGGATGATGCAGGACGCGGCCTCGATGAGCAGGGACTTCCCCAGCTGGACGGCGGCCTGAACCCCGACCTCCCGCACCTCGGGGTCGAAGATGGCCTCACGGGGGTCCCGCAGCCAAGGCGCCGAGGCGATGGTGAAGGCGGGCGTCCCGACCGCGTAGGGGATGCGCTTG